ATTCTATAATGTCTGCAAAGACTATGCAGTATCAAAAGGAGACATGGAAGAGCCAATGATTCTACCAGCCTTTGATATTAAAAAATATAGCGCTGGAACCTTTATGGGTGCACACTTTGATCAACAGGAAGGGGACACTAGGTTAAGATACTCTTTAGTGTTTTATTTAAATGATGACTACGAAGGTGGCGAATTATCTTTTACCATAGAGTCCCCAGATGCCCCTATTATTAATGGAAAGCCATCAGAAGACTACTCTTTGTCCAAGGATTCTGACAGAATAACAATAGGAATTAAACCAGAAGCTGGAAGCGTAATTATATTCCCATCTTCTCCTCCTTATCATCATACAGCTCACCTTGTAAAAAGTGGTTTTAAATATATGATACCTATGCACTGGTATAACGACTTATCTGGCGGTACACAGCCTACGGACAACAGATGAAAACAGCCATAGTTACAGGGGCTAGCAAGGGCGTTGGCTATGCTACAGTAAAACTTCTGTCTGAGAGTGGCTACAAGGTTATAGCTGTCTCTAGAAACCTTTCTAAGGTCAATGAGCTTGTATCTGACAATGTTGAAACATACAAGATGGACATAACTAATCCTGAAGAGATTAAGTCTTTTTTTGAAAAATACAAAGATATCACACTTGACCTTCTAGTTAATAATGCTGGTGGTGGATCAGGTCCAACAATGCTTATAAATGAAACAATGGATAATTTTAGAATTGCCTACGAAATAAATGTCTCTGGACCTATGTACCTTTCACAGCTTTTTGTTCCATGCATGCAAAGGTCTAAGTCTCCAACTATTATATTTATAAGTTCCTTGGGTGGAAAGGTTCCATACCGTAGTGGTGGTAACTATATAAACGCTAAAAGAGGAATGATGGCACTAGTTGATACTATGCGTTTAGAGTTTCCTGCTTACGGCATTAAGGTTACTGAAATATGCCCAGGAACTATTGATACACAAACAGAAAGACGTGAAATAGCCTTGACTGCTGAAGATCTTGCAGAGTCTATTAGGTGGGTATCAGATCTTCCAAGTCATTTTAATATTAATCATATTGAAATGAACCATATAGGTAGTAGTAAGTTTGGTTAAATGAAATACAATTTTAAAATTAACAAACTTGCAGAGGATGTTTATGAAATTGAAAACTTTTTAAATCAAGAAGAACTGTCTTTAATTTTAAATATACTTTCTGATAAAAAACAAGATGGCTGGACTGATCTTAATGAAATTTCAGATGAATATAGTTTATGGCACGATAAAAGTTTGTTCCTTTATGATCATAAAGATTTGTGTAGAAGCTTGGTTTTTGATAAGGTTGACTACATATTCCCATCATATTTTTTTTGTGAACAAGAATTAAAGATTTCTAGGTTTAAAAAAGGCGATCAAATAAAGCAACATCGTGATAATGATACAACCCCTGAAGGATATTATTTAGGCTATGGCCTTGTAATATATTATAATGATAACTATCTTGGTGGAGAGCTTGACTACCCAGAATTAGGAATAACTATTAAACCAAAAGCTGGCTCAGCCCTACTTCATGGAGGAGAAGTTATGCATGGATCTCTTCCAGTTTTAGATGATTCGCCTAGATACTTCTCAACAATATTTATGAGAGGTAATGATGAGCACCCAACAGTTCTTAATAAAAATTTGCCTTTTTAGTAAGGGAACTTAGCCATCCAGGACTTGGTTCTTGGAGTCATGCCTTTCCAAGCAGACCAGTTCTTTCCACCATTACTCATGTGATATGCAACCTGTGCATTGATAACAGGGTTTAAGAGCTCACTATTAAAGTTTAGGCCAAACTTATCTTGACGACCTTCTTTTAGCATTCCAAGCATATTGATTTGAAATATACCGTAAGAGTTGTCACCAGTCTTAACATTGCCATTAAAAGCTAGTGGACGGCCATTAGACTCTTTCTTAGCTACCGCCCAAGCCTTTACTAGGCCTTGGCCACGAAAACCAACGGCATGCAAAAGCTCCTTTAACTGACGGTCTGTAAGACTAACAGCATCCTGATACTTATGTAGAACATTTAGGTTCTTTTTTACTGCTACCAGACTTTTAGGCTTAGAAACCAAAAAAACCGCCTTGGCGGTTGAAGGTTCAGCAATGGCTGGTTTACTCAAGTTATTTTCAGTACTTAAAGCATTAGCTGCATTACTTAGTGGTGCAATAAGCCCAAGTGCAGCAAGGATTCCAATCCAAATCTTTTTATCTCTTCTCATAATAATAACCTCCTAGAGACTAAAGATGCTACCTGTTGGTAGCACTATCTAAGTATAACATGAAATTGACCCAAAAGGCAACCTTTTGTAATATTTTTTTAAATTATTTTATTTGTTGTTTTCATCGTGGTATAATATAAAAATGGCTACATTCAGAGGACAAGCATCTACATATGATATTGGTGAAAGACCACCATTCGTAAATTGGACTTTTGTCAAGGGCGATACAGCAGCATTTAAGGTTTATTTAACTGATGACGCTAAAGTACCTTTAGTTATCCCTGACTGGAATATTTCTATGCAGATAAAGCGTCCTACTACAAGCCCAGTAGTTCCTGGAGAAATAACAGATACAGCAACTTTGCTTTTAACTTTAACACCAATTCAAGATGCAGACGATCTTGTTGGAGAATTTACAGTTTCTCTGTCAGCAAGTCAAACTGCAACTCTTCAAACCAATGATATTTTTGATATTGAAGTTTCACTTGGAGGAGATGCAATAGTTTGGACGGTAGCTCAAGGCAGACTCATTGTCCTTGAGGATGTAACTGCATAATGGCTACTGTTAAGATTTATGAAGACAGGCCAGTATTTACAAAAAGAATTGAACAAGATTTTGCAATTAGAACAAGCATTAGCGCTCCAAGCAAAAATGTAGTTATAAACTCTACACTACCGTTTAGAATTAGACTAACAGCAATTCGCATTGAAGCAGGCGGAGCAAGCGCTGTTCCTCCAATTCCGCTTCAAATCATTGGCTACAGTAATTATATACTTTAATATAAATATGCTATAATTAGGACATGGCTAAGCTCCCAATAAGCACAATAAAGTCAACATTTCAAACAGGTGATCGTCCTACACAGACAGATTATGAAAACCTAATTGATACTACGGCTGCTCAATCAACAGACTTAGGTTCTGCAGGTAATAATGAAAATACTGTTAACGGTATTGAATCAGCAACGGTAATTGATAATTTTGATGCTACTGCATGGCGCATGGTCAAATACATAATCTCCATCAAAAAGACAACTGCTGGAGATAATAAGTTCTACGCAACAGAAATGACAATTTTGGTTGACGGTACAGATGTATCAGTCAGCGAATATGGAACAATAGACAATGATGGGAATATTGGCACCATTAGCGTCTCTAGGGTGGCGAATACAGTAAATCTTTCTGTAACGCCAGCAGTGGGTATTACGCCTATAACCGTACGATTTGCTCGTATGGGTTTAAAGGCATAACCAACAAGGAGATAAAAAATGGCAACAGTAAATAAAAACTTTAAAGTAAAGAATGGTCTTGTCGTTGATGGTGCAACAGCTACCGTTGGCGGATTTGATGTTCTTACAAAGAAGCAAGCAGACCAAGACTACATTGTTAGTCTTATTGGCGGAACAGCCACATCTGCTAATACAGCGGACACAGTTGTAAAGCGTGACGGTTCAGGAAACTTTGCTGCAGGAACAATTACAGCAAATCTAAGCGGTAACGTAACAGGTAACGTAACTGGTACAGTATCAGACATTTCAAACCACGACACAGGCGATCTTGCAGAAGGTACAAACCTTTACTTTACAAATCAACGTGCAGTAACTGCTAACACTGGTCTTTGGGATACAATTGGTGCAGCAGCAGCAGCTGAAGAAGCAGCAAATGATTACACTGATGGCAGAGAAACAGCAATCACAAATGCTTACGAAGCATATGCAGATCAAGCAGAAGTAGATGCCAAGGCATACACAGACACCCGTGAAGGTGCAATTACAACTGCTTACGAAGCATACGCTGATCAGGCAGAAGTAGACGCTAAGGCTTACACAGATACTCGTGAGACAGCAATCACAACTGCTTACGAGGCATACGCAGATCAAGCAGAGGTAGATGCTAAAGCTTATGCTGATCAAAAGGTGTCAGACCTTGTAAATGGTGCTCCAGAACTTCTTGATACACTTAACGAACTTGCAGCAGCAATAAATGATGATGCTTCGTTTGCTTCAACAATTGGAACATCAATTGGTGAAAAGGTAGCTAAGTCTGGCGATACAATGACTGGACTTCTTGTCCTTTCAGCAGATCCATCAGCAAACCTTGGAGCAGCAACTAAGCAGTATGTAGATGCAGCAGAATCAGATGCAGTAACATCAGCAAACTCTTACACAGATGGCCGTGAGACAGCAATTACAACTGCTTACCAGTCATATGCTGACACAGCAGAGCAAGACGCTAAGGACTACGCAGATGACTTGATCAATGATGCATCATCTTCTTCAACAGAGGTTTGGTCAGCATATAAGACAGGCACAGAAATTGGTCTTGCACAGCAAGCAGCAATTGATCACGCAGACGCACTTGACACAGATGATATTGCAGAAGGTTCAGCACAGTACTTCACAGATGCTCGTGCTAAGTCTTCAGCAGCATCACTTTTGACTGGTGCTTCACTTACAAATATTACAATTACAGGAA